TCTTTCCATGCACCATTTCCCGATAAAGTAAGAGCTCTTTCATCCGTCCCTGCATCCCAATCAATCGTAATGGCAGCTGAACCTGTCCATTCAACATCGATTATATTAACCCTTGGGACATCATCATCAGTTGCATTTGCCAAGTCCGATACAATTATTGTTTCAGAACCAGCACTAGCAAGATTTATAAGAAAACTTGATTTTCCTCTAGCATATGTTTGATCGAATAATGTTTTCTGTGCCATTAGTCTTACCCCACTGCCTTAGTTACTACATCCAACACCTTAGAAAAACCATTCTTATCCTTTCCTAACAGTGCCTTAATCTTTTTCTTGTTGCTATCGTTCAATCTTTCATATACCAACATTATTGCAGCGGCAGTTTGCGTATCAACTTCCTGTGATGTACCATCTTCAAATTGTATATTGCTAGATTCACCCTCATCTAATATTTTCTGGATAACATCTATAGATTCGGTAATATCGGCAACAACAGGCTCATCTTCCTTGATACCATCAAATTTCACAGAATTTAACCAATGTTGTGCAATTCCTCTTTTCTTTACGTCAAGAGCATTTGCTACCTTATCGGAAATCTCAGTATCAAATATTTTACTAGCAATCATATTGTCATCGTCAACCAATGCATCTACAAAATTTCTGATATTCATTTATAACTCCTTATGCTTTATGCACACTCTTTAATATCTCTGTTATATTTAGGTTTATTGCTTCGTTGAGCTGTTCTTCCTCTTGTGGCTGACCATTCACTGGCGGAACTGCTGGTGCAGCTGCTGGAACAGGTTCCTCTGGTGGAACTTCTTCCTCTGGTGGTATTGGAGGTTGTGGCCCCATTGCACCCCACTCGATAGTTGCATCTTTTACAATCTTTTCGTCCTTTACTTCTGCATCTATCTGTTTCTGCATTTCCCTAATTTCTTTATCGGTCATTTGCAATATCGTTTTCTTTATGTACTCCATTGAGAAATACCTACCAGCATACTCAGAAACCGTTGAAAGCAATTCCATACGCATCTGTAGAATTTCTGAATTCTTTTGTTCACGATAAAAACTATCCTCTGCATATTCATAAGAAATTTCATGCTGTATTTTTTCCCAATCACCTTCCCTGATAACACCTTGTAAAATAAGCTGTGCCTTGAGAAGTTGATCGAAAAATGCAGTGAACTGATTTCTTAATCTCTGTATAAACTTGGCAAACTTTAACTCATCCCTAGTAATCTCTGATTCACGACCAAGTGAAAATCCTGATCCAGAATCGTCTATTCGTGATGACGGGACGTTTAATGCCTTATAGAACTTCATAAGGAAATATGTAACATCTTCCATCTCACCAAGATTCATACCGCCTGGCAATGTAGAAATTTCTGTTCCACGGCCACCTTCCCTTCGTGGCAACCAAAAATCCTCAAGCATACTCATGTGCTTACGCTCATCTTTGATTTCACCTGTTTCGGCATCATAAACCAACTTATTGCGATACCTGTTCATAGTATCTTTGAGATATTGTTCTGCCTTTGCTTTGGGTAAGTTTCCGACATCAATATAAAACAACCTACGCTCTGGAGCTCGGCTAATTCGATATATTACTAAAGCATCTTCCATCATCCTCAATTGATTCAGTGGTTTTATTGCCTTATGTAAATAACTCAAAGAATTGTTCTTTTTGTAGTCAAACAAACCAGAATTTATGTAGGCAACTGCATCGGGTAAAATTTTAAGTGCTTCTTGAACTTGGGAATCTGGTTTGGTCGCCTTCTCATTATAGACAAAAAACTCAACAGTTTTATTTATTACATCAACTCCATTATCTGCCTTAATTTTTTGATTTTCCCTAACTTTTCTTATTTTTCTTGGATCTATGTACCGTAATTCTTGAATACCTTTCTTTTTGCTCGCATCATCAATTATAATGTGATAATACAACCTTCCATCAATATACCATTTTTTAAAAATTTCATATGCTTTCTTGTTAAAATCCAGATGATTGATTATCTGCTTAAATGATTCATGAATCTTTTTCTTGACATTATCAGGTGCGCCCAAATCTGTCAAATCCAATTTAATGACTTGTTCCTCATCATCAGGAACAACTATTGCTTCATTTACTATATCATCAATTGCCATATCACATTCGGGCTGTATTGACATCTCCCGATATTTGTTGATAAGCTCTATCTCATTTTTGATAGACCCATCCATATCGATGTAGTGACCATATGCACCGCCAGCGACAGTTAAAGCACCATCATCATCTTCCTTCGCTGAAAATGTTTTTAATTGTTTTTTGGGTCGTGTGACCTCAAAACCGAAAAATTTTGCCATTAATGCATCCTATGTATAAAGGAGTGGGGGATTTCTCCCCCACTCGTATTTGTTTTAATAGTTAAAACCTACTTGAATTCCACCAAGTCCAGGTACTTCAATAGCACCGCTAAACGTAAATGTACCATCATTAGTGAGATCTTTATCTTCCCACCATGAAAATGTCCAAGTAACATCAAACGTTTCTAGTGCATCATTGCTATCCCATCCCAATTCGACAGCTGCCATTGCAGACGGCCATGCGCCTATCATTGCATATTCCCGAATCGGTGTTCCATCTTTCCCGAACTGAAGAACCCTAGCATTTGCTTGATAATCCTGTGGGCTTCCATAGCTCGCTAAATTAGTTGCTTTGCCATTTATGACTTCCATCCATTCTTCGATGTACTTCTTAACAGCAAAATCTTCGTCATTGATAATAGTAGTTGTCCAATCCTCGAAAGTTTGGTTTCCAGCTATCTTATAAGTTCTACCGAAATATGGAGCCTCGACCATTCCTATAGTAAGGCCAGGCAAACTACTGGTTTGTACCAAAAATGGTAGTACATTTGCACCTGATGATCCATCAGCAACCGCAGCTGGCGGTTTAATATCAACCGCAAATAAATTGGGTCTTGCTCCGCCACCAGCAAGTGCATTTCTAAATTGATTTACATTAAATGCCATCTTTTATTTCTCCTTTAATTAGCCTGCGACTTCTGAGAAGTCTACACCTGTTCTAACGGCAACAAAATTTAATTGAATGAAATTAATAGATCGTGCTGGTTTGACATAGATGTCACCAACAAATTCATTCCTGTCAATTACCTCACCAGTGTTGTTACTAGTATCACAAACCACTTTGTAATCAAATATACCACGCTTTGCCTTTATCTCGCCCAAGAAAGGTTCGACCATATTTCTAAATGTTGATCTAGTGAACTCATCATTAAATTCAAATAACATAAATTTAGCTGCTCTGGAAATTGCTTTTTCTAACACAATAAACAATCTACGAACATTAATTCTATCAAAAGCACTAGGTTTCTGTAAACTGGTTTTATCACCATAAAGTATCGTTCCTGCGCCTGGCATAGCCACTACTGGATTGACACCTACTTTATAAATCTTATCTCTTTGCGCCTTATCTGGATTGAACCACAATTTTACTACATTTCTAATCTGCCCACGATTAAATCCAGCTGGACTCCACCATGAATCCCTTGATTGATCAGTTGCAACACAAAGTCCTGCAATATCACCATTAAGGGGAACATCAACATAGTTGTCGGTATACCGATTATATGTTCGTTTCCAACCAGAATCCATAATAGCATAAGAACTGCTTTTATTTATAGTGCTAGTTATATAAGTTTTTAGAGCATCACCCTTTGTAGATTGTGCAGAATTGTTAACACTTCCAGATCTATCTACCGAATAGAAAACAACTGCATCTTTTCGATATTCAGCAACGTTATCAATGAGATCTGCTGTCAACGTACCAGAAGTATCATCTTCACCAGAAATAAGTAACCCAACATCTACGGAATCAACATCTCTAAAGAGATAATACCCTTTATCGGCAATATATCTTCTAGCCGCCGTATTTCCCCCACCAGAAGCCGTAGAAGAATTGACATCAGTTCCACCTGATAGATTAATTGCTTGTGCGCCAGTAGCGGTAAATACTACCGTACCAGTAGAAGTTTTATCTTCCCATTGTGACTGAATATTATTCCACTGACCTGTAGCATAAATGTACCTAGAATCTCTACGGATCACATCTTTAACCCAATTACTATTTCCTTGATCATTTTTCGCATCTGATGCCAAAGAAACATGTGCAAATTTTTCCAGAACAGTACCAGCTGTACCAGAAATAGCACCTGTTCGATCAACAACAACTATATGAACTTCATCGTTAACATCAGTTCCACCATTTTTACTAAGAACATCTGAAGATGTATTTGGAGCCCTATCAAAAAGATCACCAAATTCAATCGTTTTTGTTGCACCATTTTGTACAAAATTACCATCCCATCCCGATAGCGAACCTGTCTGGTGAAATAAACCAACTTGAATTGCATTCCCCAACGCACCAGCATACCTAGCGGCAAAACTAGCAGTTCCAGCAATAGTTGATTTCTGACCAGATGTTGAATTAGCATCAAAATCATCTTCACTGGCAACTAACACACCACCAGTAGAAGAAACTGTTTCCACTATAACTTTAATTGTTGCAGATGTTGAGCCAGGATCTGTGATAGTAATGACATCGCCAGAATTATATCCTGATCCAGCGGCAGCTATTGCTCCTATTGTAACAGAAACGCCACTAGAGGTAGTCGTCAATGTAAATGTAGCACCAGTACCACCTGATGGACTAACAGAAGTTGCACCAGAATTAACATCAACTTGATCCGTTCCACCGTTCCATGCTGAACTTGCTGTAAATACGGTTGTTCCTAATGTGATAGCATTTGCTACCCCTGCA